GGGGCCGGAAGATCAATGACGAATGCGTAGAGCTCACCGTCCTGATCGCCCGCGCCAACGCGGCGCGCATGAAAGTGCGTCATATCGAGGAGCTGCTTGAGCGCCAACAGGTCATCGAAGTGTTGCTCCGCTTGGCGCGGGACAAGCGTTTCATTTCGATCCGCCAGTACGCGGCGGCCGTCGAAGTGACGACCCAGATCGGCAAGCAGGCCAATGGATGGAAAACACACTCCGCTCGCCAGCTGCATGGAGGTCAAGGCCATCATGCCTGAGCGAATTTCTAATCTGGTCGTGCCGCTGGCTCACAAGGCCACCGCCATGCGCACCACAGGAACCGACCGACAGTGTTCGGCGAAGCCTGGCGCAGTTTCCCAGCTGATCGGCGCCAGCCTTCGGCCGGGTGACGTAGATAGCACGAATGGACGCAGCACGCCTCCAACTCCGACCACGCGTGGAATCAGAACTTCGACAATGGCAACCAGAACAACAACCACAAGTCGTATGCAGGCCGTGCCCGCGCCGTCCGCAGATCAGAACGGCAATCGCTTCACTTTCGAAGAACTGGCAGTCGCGTATTTCGACTGCCGCCGAACCAAACGCAACACCCCGAGCGCCCTGGCGTTCGAGCAAAACCTGGAGCGCAACCTCATGCAGCTGCATGACGAGCTGCATGAGGGCTCCTATCAGCCAGGGCGCTCTATTTGTTTCGTGGTCACGCATCCCAAGGCCAGGGAGGTATGGGCAGCGGATTTCCGTGACCGTATTGTGCACCACCTGCTCTACAACCGCATCGCGCCGCGCTTCTACTCCTCGTTCATCGCCGATAGCTGCGCTTGCATACCTGGCCGTGGCACGCTGTATGCGCTGACCAGATTGGAGACCAAGGTGAGGAGCATCACGCAGAACTGGTCACACCCCGCCTGGTATCTGAAGTGCGATCTGGCGAACTTCTTCGTCAGCATCGACAAGACCGTCTTGCGTGGACTGCTCGCGGCACGGATCAACGAACCTTGGTGGCTGAATTTGACAGAAACCATTCTGTTCCATGATCCGCGCCAGAATTTCGAGCTGCGCGGCGCGGCGCGCCTGCTGGAACGGGTACCGCCGCACAAGCGACTGGCCAACCATCCGGAGCACTTGGGCCTCCCTATCGGGAACCTCAGTTCGCAATTCTTCGCGAACGTGTATTTGGATGCATTGGACCAGTACGCGAAGCACACCTTGCGCGCCCGCCATTACATCCGCTACGTCGACGACTTCATCCTTCTGCACGAGTCACGCGAATGGCTGGCCAGCGCACATGCTGAAATCGCCGAATTTCTGCCGCGTCGACTCAGTGTGCAGCTTAACCCGCGCAAAACCATCCTGCAGCCGGCGGCACGCGGCATCGACTTTGTCGGCCACGTGATCAAACCGTGGAGCAGCCGAACGCGGCGCAAGACCGTCAACCAGGCAGCGGTCCGCATCGCCAGCGTCGATGGAGAGGCTGTACTGGCCACTGCAAACAGCTACTTCGGTCTGCTTCGCCAGTCGAACAGCAGCCACACGGATCGCGCCAAATTGGCCCAGGCGGTGATGCGCCGCGGCCATTGCGTCAACCAAGCATTCACCAAGACCTACAGGAGGGCAGCGTGAACTACCGCAACCAAGAACCGACGTACGCCCAGCAACTACGTGAGGCGACCGAGAAACACGAGCTCATGCTGTTACGCGCGGCACAGACGGCCAGGCCAGTAATTTTTGAGGGCCGGCAGAACTTCATTCATACGGTACACGGACAGCTTTATGGCGGTGCCTTTGAGGTAACGGTCTACCTGACCGGGAATCCTTCGCCGCTGCGCCCAGACCAACTGACATTCGCGCCGCGCGAAGAAAGTGGCAGCGCAAGCGGCCCCGCTTTTTGAGATCACTTAAAAGAAAGAGACTATGAAAACGAATCTGCAAGAGGCCGTGGAGCGCGTGCAGGCGTATTTGACGGCCTTCAAATCCGGCATCCCAGCGCAAGCCAGACCAGAGGGCGAGCTGCCTCCGCTGCCGGAAGCGAAGGAAACACTGGTATTGCTGCCGGGTGAGCCGATTGAAAGCCGTAAGCGTTTTAGTGCCGACCAGATGCGCGACTACGCCCGCGCCGCGCGTGCCGAACTGTTGGACGCGCCTCCAGTGGCAAGGTTTAAAGATCTGCACCCAGCCGAGCTTTACGATATCTGCTGCCGCCAATCGCACGAGATCATTGAGTCGGACAAGTGCATCGAGCGCTACAAAAAAGCGCTTAATGAGGCTCGCGCCGTCCTTGCGGCTCATCCGAAGGCGGCGGAGCCGGTGGGTCTGTTCATCATGGAAGGGGCGGCATGGGTTGCCACGTCATCCGACGATCCGCGAGGGGTACCACTGTACCGCGCAGCACCGCCCCAGCAGGCAAAGGCCATGCCTGTTGCCGAGTTCGAAGGTTATGAGGACTGTGACCACAACATGCGGCCATTGTTCCGCGTGCTGGACACAGCGCTGAAGACTGGGACTAAGTTATATCGTGCGGCGCCGCTCCGGCAGGGCTCCGATGGAGGTCTCGGGCAGGCCGATGCATGCGTAACGTTGCTGAAACGTTATTTCATCGATTCGGAATCGACGGTAATCGAGTCCCCCGACGGCGACTACGTCGAATACGGTGATCTCTTCGCCTGGTCTTTGCAATTGCTGGAGGCTATCGGGCAGCAGGTCATGTGCGAAGAGCGCGAGCGCGCTTGGAAGAATGCCTCAAGCCTCACCATCTACAACATCCGGCCTCCCCGCTCGCCGAAGTACGACGAATGGTTCGAGGCAGGTTGGACTGCGTGCGCATCCAGTTTGCGACGCGCTGGCTTGGCCATGCGCGAAGAGGACGCGGCATGCGAGGTCTGCGCCGGCACGGGAGTCGCCTTTGGCAAGCGCTGCGAGTGCTCGCAATGAAAACGAGGGAAACAGGAAGGGAATGGAAATGAGTACTACAACATTGGCCCAGGGCGCAGCTGCAGTTGGAATCGAGTCTTACGCTCTGTCGCCCGCGGAGATTTTCGATCTGACCCGATACCGCCGGCCAGTGGACCAGATGCGGGTGCTGAAAGAGTTGGGAATCCCGGCGCACCGGCTGCACGACAATACGGTCCGCGTCTTGCGGCGTGACCTCTTAGCTCCCGCTGTCGCAAGCAATGTACGGGCTGCACAACGACCAAAACTCGTCCTCTGACAATGAATCGAAAACGCAAATCAAATCGGGATCTGCCGCAGCGGGTGTACGTGAAATTCGGCGCCTACTACTTCGTGCCGACGGCGCCGCTGGTTGACCCGCGCTCACCGAAAGAGCCTGCGAAGGCATGGATCAAGCTGTGCCGGGTGGATGATGGGAAAGCACGCATGCACACTGAGCTTGGGCTGGTGCTTGGCGAACCGAACCTGGTTGAAGGGTCGATGCCACATTGCATTAAGGAATTCCGCGCCGAGAAGATTCGGGAGCCGGAATACAGTGCTCAGACCGTCGACGAATACGGCAGAATGCTCGACAAGCTGTCGAAAGCTTTCGTGAACTTCCACGCTTCGGAGCCGACCACCAAGGATTGCGCCGACTACATCAAAGCCAAGTACAAGGGGAAGGCCAACTCAGCAAAGAAGGTGGCGAGCCTGATGTCGCGTCTTTTCCGCTACATCATCGGGGAATTAGGGCTGCGACAGGACAATCCGATGGATCAGCTTGAGCTGGCAGAAAAAACCGAGCGCCGGACCACCCTTCCCACGCATGAGCAATTCGCTGCGATCAGGGCGGCCGGCTTCAAGGCGACGGCGCGGTCGGACACCGGGCATGAGGCCGACAACGTCAGCGGGCCAACCTTCGCCTGCATCATCGACATGACATATCTGCTGTGGCAGCGCGCGATCGATATCCGCATGCTCAAGGATGAGAAGTACGACGGCTTTATCCGCAGCACACCAAGCAAGACGAGCAAATCCAGCGGAAAGGCGGGCGAGTTCGCGATCACGCCGGCCGTGCAGGAGGTAATCGACCGCGCCAGGGCCATCAAGCGCAAGCACAATGTGGTCAGCGCTTACCTGTTCCCCGCCCTGACCGGCGAGCACAAAGGCCACCCGTACTCGAAATCAGGGCTGAGCTCCATGTGGCGCCGCGCAAAAGCACGCGCCGGCCTGGAGGGCGTGGATATTCAGTTCAAAGATCTGCGCGCCCTCGGCGCAACGGATGCAGCCCGGGCCGGCACCTCGTTGGAAGAGATTCGAAAGCGCCTGGTGCATACGACCAAAAAGACCAGTCAGATCTATGTGAAAGAAGCGATTCCAGAGGTTTCCGAACTGAACGTAATTCTGCCGTGGGACAGCGAGAACGGCGGATCGTGAGAGCACTTTTGCGGCCGATATTAGATGATCATCTAATATACAGTGCTGTGGATACGTACAGGTAGCGTTGTAAGTATTTGATTTGATTGGTCGGGGCGAGAAGATTCGAACTTCCGACCCCCTGCACCCCATGCGGTAGTGCTGGCGGCGTAAGCATTTGAATTTTAAGAGATATTTACTGCCCTCATCTAATATCCAGTACTTACGCGTGCGGACGGCCAAGGGCTAACTAACCACCGGTCGGCACGATATTAGATGCCCGTTCGCCTGTCAACCGCCGGCGCCGCCAGACGCTACAAGTCCTCAAATTGAGGGCGATCCGCCGGAGGGACGGAAGCCGACCAGTCCACATTCGAGAAGTCGGGCAGCACAAATCCCAGCTCGCGAGACAATTGCCGCGCCAGGATGACGGCGTGGAGCATCGCGTCATGGGCCTTCACGGAAGCGGCCCTGTCCAGCCGGCGGATGGTGCAGTTGAACTCTTCCCACCATGCGCGCAGGAACTCAACCAGCTCACACAGAAGTGTGATGTTTTGCATGCACGTTTCCCTCACATCGGCAGGAATCGTTTGAATTTTCGGGTGAGCCGGACCTATGATCCATAGCAGTTTCCTTTCTTAACGGGTTGGAGACCAAGCCCCGCAACCGGCCTGAGAAACTTGTTGCGGGGCTTACTTTTTGGCGATTCCTCATCGCTTAAAAATAGAATATCAATATTATCCCGGGTCTCGCAAGGGACCAAACTGGTACCATTTGGTATCCAACCCTTTTAAATGGTTTTGGACTATCGTTTTGCTATAAGTGACTGTTTTCAAAATGAAATCCCATATTTATATGGTCTATAGTTCATATGAAATGCACATTTTCGCAAGTGGTTTTCAGCGGAATTGCAATTAACGGACCTGCATAATGCAATTTTCAATTCAATTTCTTGCGAATTGAGAAGTTGTAATCACACAACATCATGGCGCAAGCCCATTTTCCTTCGCGAATGCCTGGCACGCGCGCCCCGTGGCCAGATCCTTCTCCACGGCCAGGATCAGCGCTTTAAGATCTCGGTCAACGTCCTCTCGAACCATCCGACCGGATGAATCGGGCTCATTGCCGCTTCCGGAGCTTTCGGTTTCGGTGGCGGCGGCAAGTCCACCACAGACGGCGGTGCCAACGCGCATCCTGCCAGCAGCATTGAGGCGAGCAGTAAGAGAGCTGATTTCATGATCCTTCCTTTCAGTGACTTCCCTGTTGATGGCGGCTTGCCGGTCCGCCTGACGCTTGTTCTCGGCGACGCGGGCAATAATGGCATCGGTGACAGTCCGCGCCCGCACACCCTCCGCCGCATCCCATCGCGATTGCACATGTCGCGCGCCCTTGACCCATCCAAACCCCACCAGGGCAACCATAAGCAGGCAAAGCAACGGGAGGCGGTACTTCAACGAAATGATCGACGTGAGATTCACGATACCCCCTGAGAGTAGACAACGCCGCCTGGCGCAAACGTTGCGGTCAGCACTTCACGTCGGGGCGCCCCGACGGACAGGCCGATGTGAACCCAAGTTCCCTCGTAGATCAGCTGATCGAACTGGATGTCGCTGTCACGAATCGTCTTCGCAAGTGCTTTGGGGGTAAGACCGGGCACATTGATATCGGCAGCCAGGCCCTTCAGGTGTGCGCTGTTTCTGGCTCCGCCCACAGCGGCATTGACTGCCGGCGAGCGGTAGCCACTTGAAATGGTTACAGGCGCCTCGACCAACGATCGAACCTGCTCAAGCACGCCGGCAAGGCGCCGGAGATTTTCCAATTCACCAGGCCCCGGCCGGTTGTCCAGTCGGCGGCGTGTCGCAATCTGCGAGGCCACCAGCTCTTCCAGCGTAAAGTTTTCGGTCAGTTTCACAGCAGCCCCCTCACTTCCCTCACCACGTCAGCCAGATCGGCATTGCGGCGGCGGATAATGTAGTTGAACAGCATCCGCACGACCGCCCAGCAGGGCAATCCACAGGCAAAGGCGATGCCCAGCAGGGCCACCAGGCCCATTGGCGAGTTGGCCCAAGCCTGCACCTCCAGATACATGATCAGGTACGCACCTCCGCCGAACGAGCCGACGATCGTGCAGATCAGGCCGACTGCCCATTCCCTGGCACTGCGGGGAGGCGTCAAGCACATGACAACCACTGCGGCCAGGCCGGCGCCGATTGCCCCAGCGCTGGCGGCTCCGCCGAGGATCTTCCAGCCTGCGGCGGCGCCGGCGGCGCTGGTAATTGGTTCGCTCATATATTTCGCTTTCATGGTTGGGAAAATTCGATGTTGATAAATGTTGCAGGTCGCATCATCAGCAATGGGCTTGAAAGCACTACGTGTAAGGTGCCGGGGTCAAAGCGGTAGCCCTCCCTCAAACCCAGCGCCTCGGCGATCGCCTCGGAGCAAAATACTTTGCGTTGCGCGCCGCGCACGAAGAAGAACACGAAGTGGACATTGCCGGCGAGGTCGTAGTGCCATCCTTTATGCTGCTCGAACCAGCGCCGCGCACCATCTTCCATCCAGGGCGGCAACTCAATGAAGTCCCAATCGTCCGAGCTGTAGTTGATTTCCTTGGAACGCACGCCGCCATCTTCGAAAGACGATGACCAGGAAACGCCGTCAGAGAAGATCAGTTCGACATGCGAGTACTTTGAGTGCGTCCAATGCCGCACGCCGCGGTTGTAGATGCCCGGCAGACCCGGGCGCGTGCCTTTGTAGAAAGCGGCCCGGAAGCCGGCGATGCGAGTTGCAGTCACTTACACCTCCATCAGAGCGTGGGAATGCTTACCAGACGACGGCCGCTACCTGTTCCACGGTTGTTGCTGCCGCCACAGCTGCCTTCAAGTCCTGCGCGTGCATGAAGTTCAGTGAACCTCGCTGCGTGAATGCGCTATAGAGCGGCGCGAAGTCCTCCACCGTGGGCAAAGGGATATAGCTGTTATCCAATGCCTTCCAGGCGCCCGGAAAATCCGGCGGGAAGGCCCCGGTCAGCGCGATGCTGAGCGCGGTACCGAGGATATCGACTGTGCTGAGCGCATCGCATTGGATATGCTTGCCTGCGAACGGGAAGGTGGTGGCATTCGCCTCGGCCCTCCAGCGGTTGATGTCGGCCAGGCGCTCCGCCTTGGCCTGCACCAGGCGGTCAGCCTCGGCCTGCAGGTGCTCCTGCCACGCCGGACTGCCCTCGTCGAGGACGATCGCGCCCTCATCGATTGTGTACGCGCCGGGTATCCACGGCTGAGGCAGATTCTCGGCGTCCACGACGAGGTTCTGGCCGAGGACGCCATAGGGCAAGGCGAGGCCATCCGCGAGGTAGTGGTCCTCGTTGGCCTCGACGGATTGGAATGGCCCGAATTGGCCGTGCGGGATGACGATGGTCTTCATGCAATGGACTCCACTACGTAATAGGTGCGGATGGCACCGTAGCACCCGGTCTGACCCAGGACGCGTCGGCTGGTGAGCGGGAGGCCATTCAGCCTACGATTAAACTGGGTATTGGATCCATCGCCGATCTTGCCACCCGGGTTCAACTGCAAACTTGGGATGGATACGGCGGATACACCCGTCTCAGAGCCCTCAAATTTAGCGGCAAAGAGACCACCAACGATGATGGCCGATGTTGCGTCACGGCCGAGGATCTGCGGGGACCCACTGTACTTTGCCCGGGCGGGGGACAACGGAATGCCGGAGCCCAAGTTACCCTGGAGGTGGAGTCCGGAGTAAGAGTAGGCCGGGGCACTGACAGCTCCGGATCGCATGCTGCTCTCAGCCATGGCGACCTGGCTGGACTCGAAGCTTAGGACAGTAGTTCGGCCCTCAATGGCAGTGGCACCCGATACGACAACCTCCGCTGAGACGTGCTGGGCTGCGGTGCCCGCCCCCCCGTCGACCCCGTATACACTCGTACCGTACAGTGAGACTCGGTCGGAGCTGATCCGAGCCAGGCAGATGCCCCCTGTAATGTACGATTGCCAGGACATATTGGCGGTCGTGACAGACAGCGCCCCCGAGGTGTCGGTGAGGATGCGCACGACCAGGGACTGATCAAGGAGGAACCACTTCGTCGACGAGATCTGGCCCTCGACCAGCTGCCCAGAGGACGGGTTCGCCAGATTGCCTGCCGCCGTAGATACAGTGGCGGTGGTACCCGATACCGAAATGAGACCGACATTACCTTGACAGAGAGTCAGGTAGCGGGAGCCCCACTGACGTACTGCATGGATGACCTGGGTAGAGGCCCACACTGCCTGGGTACCCGCCACGGCGGACCCGCCGGAGACTGAGATCGGGACACCGTAGTGATTCACTCCGTCCCATCCAACGACCAGGCCTACAGTGGAACTCACGGCGAACATGCTGTTGATCTTAGCTGGCACTCCACCCGCCTCAGCGCCGATTGTGGGCGTAGTCCCCGAGATCGTGATCACCCTCGTAGCACTGGTGGCGTTGGACTTGGTATACCCAACGACGAAGTTGGATCCGAGGGCAATCAATCCCCCATGGCTGGGGTTGGAATCTTGTGCAGCGCCGATACTGCTTGACAGCGTTGTTGTCACCGCGGTGTTCACAGTGATGCTGATGGCACTGATGCTCAGCACCACGGCCTGGAAGGCCGTTGTGGAGTCGCACGTGCAGACCAGAACCTGGTTGGCAGCAGTGAGGACCGCATGCGCAAAATACAGGGTTGAGCCCGCGGAGCGGATCAGCGTCGGAGAGCCCATCGTGCCATCTGACGAATCGTACATCATGCCGTACAGAGATGTGCCGCTGTGGAGCAGGATCAACGAGCGGTTGGCATCGATGGTAACGAAGTCGTAGAGCCCGAGCTCAGTGGCCGTCCAGGAGACGGCCGCAGTGATGGCAGCGGGGTCCGCACCGAAGACCGTCCAGGTACCAGCCTGCGTGCTGTTCTCGGCCAGCCCGACGATGGCGGTCCCTCTCGGAGGAATCCAGCCAAGCCGGCCACCGGTATTGTCCTTGATGGCATATGGGAATGGCCCGACGTTGCGAATCGTATGGAGGATGGCTGCACGGCTACAGGTACGCGCGTCCGGCAAGATGATGGCTTGGCCGTAAGCAGTGGACGTAATGGCCTGCGCCCCCTGACTCTGCGCCGTCAGGGACACGTTACCAGTCCCGGTCACACCTTCGTACCCTGTGGATACAATTGTCCTAGTCCAATTGGTTGGGTCATTGGCAGGATCGGTAGCGCTCACGCCGGCAGTCTTCCGCCGGTAGGCCTGCTGGTTCACATTTGAGATGGCCCCCTGTCCAGCGGCGTAATTGGTCGCAGCATTGAAGGCCACGGCCCCCGACGCCGATGTCGCAACACCAGCGGCACTGGTCGCGGTAGTGGCACTTGCAGCGGCCCTGTTTGCATCATCTTCGGCGCTGATTGCCATCGTATTCACCTGGCCAGCCAGAACATTGGCCTGATCGGTGAAGCTCTGGAAGGCGCCATTCCACGCGTCTCCGCGCTCGGCATAGTTTTGCGGGTCAGCGCGGCTTGGAACGGTCAAGCCGTCAAATGCCGTAATAGGGGTCAGCGGAAAACTCATCAGATCAGCCCTTGTACTTTGAGGTTGAAGTAGGACCCGGCTGCATTGGACAGCACATGGTCAAAGTCGTTTTTGAAGCCCAGCGCATTCAGTGATGGGTACTGGTCGCCGAGGAACGACCACAGCACCACCTGGCCGGTCAGGTCGGCCATTTGCCGATTCACTTCGTCAAAACTGCCTGGCAGCCGCGGTACGAACACCTTGGCGGTGATGACCTTCGCCGGCAGGCGCGCGGTGATCCTGACGTTGCCGAAGGCGTCCGTCTTGTAGGTGGAATAATCGAGGTGCCGCACCGACGGCTCCCACTGCACTTGACCGATATCGCGCGACATGCCAACCAGCACCGTACCAACGGTCATCGTGCTGGTGCCATGGAAGGTCAGTGTGATGCGGCCAGCGCCATATGGCGGCAAGTCGAACAGGGCGAAGGAATCCTGCAACACAACCGGCTCGAACCAATAGTCGTACCAGTCGAAGACGTTGCTGGCCGTGAGGTCAACAGAGCGGCTATATACGGTCTGGGCGCCGACAGTCATCACCACATCCACCGAAGTAACGCCGCCAATATTGCCAACATAGAGCGAGTTGATCTGGCCAGGATCGAACACCACAGACTTATTGGCCGGTCCTGTGGCCGTGCTCACGCTGGAATTCACCGCGTCGAACATGCGATAGGGGTTGGTGTAGCTCACTTCCACCCAATAAATCGTGCCGGTCGTCGCGCCTTCAACGGTATTGGGAGGATACTGATTGGTGTGAGCAACCAGGCACTCGTACAGCTTGTGCACCGTACCGGACACATAGGCGCGCTGCCCCACCGTGTAGGCGGTGGCGGCAGACCACACGGAACCATCAGACGATTCCGCAAAGTCGGACGAGACCAGCTTCGAGAACACCGCTTCGGCATTGGCAAACGCACGACGGATTACGCGCAAGGTCATGCTGTTTCCTTATTCGCGCACGGCGGGCATGCCCTGCAGGTTGAATTGTTCCATCGTGTCAGCGGTGGACTTGCTGTAATCGGCCAGCGTCATGAGACCGCTTGCCAACGTCTGCTCCAACGACACCAAGCGCGCCTCCACCGCGGCCGAGCTGGCCGGAACCGCGCCGGACATCGCGGCCCGCGCTGGTGGCATGTCAGGGATGACATAGCCAGGCTGCAGCCATGGCGCAAAGCCATTGACACCGGTGTTGGCCGGCGCTGCCGTGCCGCCAGAATTGCCGCCCAGCTCCGCCGACGCGCCAGCGATGAACTGTTTCACTTCGTTGGCATCGATAGTTGTGCCGAATTGCTTCTCCCAGAACGCATAGCCAGCCGCATCCGGCGAGCGCCCAAGCGCGGATTGATACAACTGGCTCAAGGTCATGCCGGTAGCATTCGGATTGGATGGAGTGGCCGTGTTCTGCGCCAGAGCGGTCATCGCCGCGAAGGTCGCCTGGGCGGCCGCCAAGCCCTGGATACCGGTCTCGATTCCAAGAAGGGCATTCAACTGCGCTTGCGCAATTTCCTGCTGCTTCTTCAGCGCTTCCAGCTCCGCCGCCTGCTGCAATTCGTAGGACGATTTCAGCCCTTCCAGCGTCGCGAGTGAGCGCTCCTGCACGGTCAACTGGCTTTCCGCCGAGCGCCCGATGCTCAACAAGTCGTTGCGCGTGCTGGAGGTGGCCCGACGTAAGCCCAACTCGTTGGCAAAGTCCTCCACATTGAACTGCGTCCCGTCAGCAATCGCCCGGCGCAACACGTCCTCGTCAGGCAGCGAGCCACTGCCGGCAATGCGACTCAGTTGCAAGCGCGCGTTGGCGCGTACCAACGCCTCCTGACCCGGCGGCACGAAGGAGTCAAATGCATCCCGCGCCATGCTGAGAATATTGCGGGTCTTGCCGATCGACTGATTAAGAGAGTCGATGCTCTGGCTCACCGAGGAAATCAGGCCACCATAGCGGTTGGCTACGGCAGTCTGCTCACGCCCAATGGCGGCGCTCAGACTGTCGAAGGCGGACTGCGCCGACGTACGTGTCGACTGCATCGCATCGTTCAGCCTTTGCAGTTGTTCCGCCGCGTTTGACTTAGCAATCCCGTCCATATAGTCTGCGACGGTCTTGAACTGCGGGGCAATCGCCAGCAGTCCGGCGTAGAGCTTGGCGCCCTCTTCGGTTGCCAAAGCGCCCGAGCTGGCGATGCCGAGGACGGCGTCGCTGAACTGGGCAACCGTCGTCAAGTCGGATTTCCCCAGAGCGGCCAAGGCTTCCGTCACCTGCTTCTGCATCGGCGCAATGCGCTGCGCCTCAGTCAGGAAGTTCTGCGAGAAAAAGTCCGATTGCGAGACGAGCGCTTCGATACCGCCGGCCAGACCAATCAAACGCTCACGGGCAGCCAGGGAAGCGACGCCGACCGCTCCGAATGCCTTGTCCACATCGGCGCCGATGGCCGCCAAGGAGGTGCCCACCAACTGGAATTCCTGCGCGACGCGCTCCAGGGTCGCCGCGGCGGTCTCCCCTTCCTTGCTGAACTTCGACAGCTCCGGCACCAGCAGGTTTGCCAGATCGTCAGCCATGCCACCGAATGCCTTGGCAATGGCCGCCTTGTTCTCCTCCTCATCCCTCCCGAGGGTCAGGTTGATCTGCTTGCTATAGCTGTCGATCACCGACGCCTCGGCGCCAAGCGCCTTGCCGAACACGCGTACGGATTCCACCATGCCCAAGACGACCCTATCGAACTCGGCGTCGCGTTCACCTGTAATGGCGGCGGATTTCTCGTACCGTTTCGTGCTGCGGAACAGGCCGCCCTTCTCTACGACATTCGCAAAGTCCTCACCTGTGAACCCGGTGGCGCCAATCGTGCCGCGCAGACCTTGCGATTCGATGACTGGGCTCTTTCTGCCAAACAGAGCGGTTACCACCGGCGCACCGGAGATCATCCCCGACAGGCGGTCACTCATGCCGATAGCCTGCAACTGCTTGTAATTGTGCATTGCGCCCGGAATCAACGGATTGGTCAGTGCGGTATTGACACTGCCGTTGCCAGGGTCGAAGCCATTCTTCATCAGCAAGCGCGACGCCGCCATCCCGGCAGCGATCCAGCCGGCGACAGAGATGGCCGACGCCGCGCCGGATCCTGCGGAGTAGCCAGGTATATTCTGCTTCGCGTATTGCTTGCCCGCCGCGGTGACCGCGCCGCCACCATTGAGGCCCATGCCAAACCCTTGCAGCGAGGCCGAACCGAATGAGGTTCCCAACGATTGAATGACATTGCCAAGGGAGGTGGCGATGCCAGAGGAGAATCCCTGGTAAATGGTCTTACCGATGGAGAGCAGGCTTGATGCTGTGCCAAAAATGCTCGAAGAGCCGCCGACAGATTTACTGTTGTCAAAGAACGAGAAGCCAGACGACTGCGCACTGATATTGACGATCCACTTCTTGACCGACACTTGATAGAGCCAGTCGAAGAAGATGTTTTTGAACGTATCCTTCAAGCGTTGCGCAGCGGACTTTCCGCCATCGGCAATGCTGACGAAGGTCTGATGCGCAACGTCCTCAACCGATGTCCAGAAGGACTTTTGGCGCTCGAAGTCGGCGGATTTCAGCATACCCTCGCGCTGGGTCTTCGCGAGTTCCCGGATCAGTCTTGCATTTTCCCGCAGTTTATCGGCCTCTTGCTCGCGCCCCAGGATCGTATCGAGAATATCTGCTTCCAGCTCTTTTCTCAGCGCCGACTCTTCTGCCAACGCACCGTTGAAACTGGAGACCTGGTCCTTGCTCATGCCGATCTGAGCGTTGGCGTCGCGCTGTGCTTGAATTTGCTTGCGCAGCGAATCGTTATCAGCCTCGCGCTTGTCGACAAGATCCGCGTAGGCGTTGGCCGCGGTGCGGATCGCCTTGATCTCCATCGCCGCCAGTTCAGCGACGAGCTGCTGCCGACGCGTTAGAGATTTTTCCTCATTGACCGCGATCTGACCACGCAACGTGGCCTGTTCTTTCTGACTGTTTTCCTTGCTCTTAGTGAGCGCCAGTTCTTCTTTCAGGCGCTCCGTTTCACGGACGAACGCAGCTTCCTCCAACGCGGCGACAGCTTCAACATACTCACGCTCGGTGACTAGCCCGGCAGCTCGATTAGCACTCAGAGCGTCAAGAGACCTTTTTGCGACTGCTTCCTCCACGTCGCCACGACGCTTGATGGCCTCAATCTGACTATTCACCAAGTCGTTGAAACGAGTCTTGGCCTCATTGTCAGCAAGTTTCTTGCGCGTTTCTGCAATACGTCCACTTACCTCCTCTGCGGAAATTTCAGGCTTAAGCGTCAAAGGATCAGCACCACCTCGAATAAGCTCCGCACGGCGTTGATTCGCATCCTTGGCCTGCTCCTCAATGCGCGCGATCTCGTTCTTTAGTTTCAACTCTTTAGAAAGGTACTGCTCCCCCTCTTTCATCCATGCGATGACGGCAGCATTGTAACGAGCCTTCTCGCCTTCAAGGTCTGCCAGCGCCTTTTCCTTGTCGATCTGCCGTTGCAGAGCCGCTTCTTCTTCACGTAGTTGCGGCAAGCGCTGTTTCGCCGCATAGGAGCCAGTGAGGATGAAGCGATTTTCTTGCAGACTCTTGATGCTGCCCTGAACTTTCTTGAGCTTTTCCTCCAACGTGTCGTCGCGCCCCACGTCCAGCACCGAATCCCAGAATTTTTTCGCAAGTCCGGTGGCAGATTCCAACGCCTTTTCGAAAGTTCCAAGGCCGCGTTCCATCTTGGCTACCCGCTCACTCTGCGCGGATTGGTAGGCTTGCTGGGCAACCTCCGCAGCCTCGTTGGTCTTTCCAAGGTCTTGCAATGCCTTGATCTGCGCATACACGGACGCGGTTAGATAGTTCATCCGCTCATTAAGTTTTTCCGAGGCTTGAACCGGCGACTTCCCCAGTTCGGCAAAATCGCTGGCAGTGGCCTCCACGCTCTGGCCAAGGCGTTTGTTTGCCTTGATAGCGGTCGCAGAAAATTCCTGAAGGTTTGCGCTGGCAACCTTACCCGTGCCGGCAATGGCGGCCAGCGCTTCAGCGGCAGCGCTTTGCGTTGAAGCGCCCGATTCGCGCATAGTGCGCGCCATGTCCGCCAGCTGGCCAGCGGTGGTACCGGCCACATTCCCCGACATCGTCAGCGCCTTGTTATAGGCGTCGGCCTCTTTGCTACCCTGGTTATAGGCGACGCCCAAGGCGACCACGGCGGCGGCGGCCACGGTATAGGGATTCACCAGGCCGACGATGCTTTGTCCGAGCGCCTTGGCGGCACCGCCGGCAGAGCCGAACATGTCACGCAGTTGGCCGCCCTGCTGCAAGAACACTGTGAGCGGGGCCTGACCGCCTTGGAGCGAAGTTACGATATCGGTCAACTGCGCCGGCACACCGCGCAGCGCGGCGGCAGTCTGTGCGGCAGTCATGCCGACACTTTTCTGCTGCGCTTCGATGGCGCGCAGTTGGTCCAGGTAACCTCTTAGTTTCTGTGGATCCAATCCTCGCTGCCGCGCCAGTTCTTCGTAATACTCCGCGCTGGTGCGGCTGCCGGTCTGCATCGCAACTGCTGTCCTCTGGATGGCAGCGATGATGCTACGCTCCGCGCGTGTCACTTGGGCGGCGGACCGATCGGCGCCGGCGCCAACACCATCGACGGCATCTTGCGCGCGCTTGCCCGCCCTCTCCACCGTGGTTGACATGGTGGTAGCCTGGCGGCCGATCTCGTTGAAGCCCTCGCGGGTTTTGGTCGTGTCGACTTCCGCGACAAGCTGCACGCGTCGTTCTTCCGTCATTTGGCCTGCTCCCTGTTTTCCTGCATCTGGTCGAGTGCCGCGAATTCCATGATCTGGATATCCGCCTCCCACCGGGCGTACTCATCTGGCGATAAATTCATCCGATCAAGCTTTCGATACAGGATGTTGTAATCCAATCCCACGAGCCCATTCGGGCCAACGCGCCACTGGGATTGCAGGAAGCAAAAAAGCAACCAGACAGGCTGATTTTCAGGCCATATCTCGATCTCTGATTTGCTTCCATTGGCAGCGATCACGGCGGCGATGAATGGGTTGCTGTCCTGTTGCTTGCTCGCCGTTCGGTAATATGCCGCCGCGGCCGCCTTTAGTTTCCCAGGCGCCCCTCAGTCATCGCTTCCCGGTAGGCCGCGATGATGGTCTGTGCGGCTTGCGGCACTTCATCAACCAACTGCAGCACGGCTTCACGGTCGAACGGAATGTCGAGGTTCCAGCCTTGCACTGCCCCCATGATGAAATCGGCCTGGCTGGCGGACTTCTTGCCTTGAATTTCGGCCTCGGGCATGCCCAGATCGAGCGAGACGCCCTCTTCTTTCTGCTCGGACGCCTTGGCCTTCATGGCCGCAAGTTCAGCTTCCGCAGCCTCTTTAATGGCGGCGGAGCGTTTGTCAACAAACTCTGCATACTCGGAACGAGTACGGTAGATGAAATTAACCTCGATACTTCCGACCGTGCCATCCAGCATGGGGAAGTCCAGTTCTTTAGAGATATGCTTTGGCGGTTTGCCGAGGATCAGTTTTGCCATGGTATGTGTTCCTTTCGCGGGAGGAGGGGTGTGCTAGTACCGGCCAGCGCGCCCGCGAAGGCGACACTGACCGGCCTATGCCCAGTTGCGGCTTTCGCCGGATTAGTAGGACATCACGCGGCCCAGGAACGTCAGGGCGGCGCTGACGGTGTTGACCTGGTTGGCGTTCAGTTGGGGCACTTCGGAAACGCTCATGTAGCCATAGCCGTAGGTCACGGCGCCGCCGGTAATCACCTGCTTGAAGGCGACTTTGGACAAGACGCGGGAGATTCCGAGCATGGTGTTGTAGTTGGCATTCGCCGCATCGTGACCCAACGACAGGGTGATGCTGGTCGCGTTGAAGCCGGTCGGGATGTTGATGGAGTTGCGCTTTGCCAGCGGGGAGACCTCGGTAAAGCGCGCATCACCACCCGAGCTGGAGATGGTCAGCACTTGCGGGATCGACACCCAGGAGGAAATCTTCTGGGCACTGCCGGTACCGGAGCCGGCCGGGAAGAAGCCCGTATTGCTGGTGTCGAGGCCGGTGATGCTGAACGAGTTCGCGTCTACCACGGTGATCTTGTAGACGGAATCGGTTGCATCCTCCCAACCGGAGGTCAGCAGGATTTCATCACCGGTCGCGTAACCGTGGGCGGTGCAAGTTGCTACCGCCGGATTGGCGTTCGTCAGTGCGGTGATGGTCTTCGCAGCTGCGAAGGTCTGGGAGAACTGCTGCAGACTCCCCTCGGGGAAGTAATAAGCCATAGTAGCCCTTTCTGTGGACGAAAAAAAACCGCCTGCGGCGGAAGGAGACGCCCGTAACGGGCAGAAAAAAGGCCCGTTCTACCGGGCCGGATACATCAGGTGCGGTCGCACCAAATCCTGAAGTCCTGTCGGCTGGAATACAGCGGAATGTCGGCATCGAAGTCCGATGCGGCGGCGGAGCGTGGTTTTGCCGTGAAGTCGGTCGCCACGATCAGCGCGGCCTCGATCTGCTTGATCAACGCCTTGGCTTCGCCGCGCGTGTCCGACCAGACGGTGATCTGCATTTCGGCGTTTTCGGCGTTCGGCACATCGCGGGCCAGCGGGTTGATCACGTCGCCGCCGATCTGCTGGTAGGTGACATATGGCCGTGCGGTGCCATTCGGAGCGAAATCCGGATAGGCGCGCGGGCATACGCCTTTCAGCAACGCGGTGAGCTTACTTTCCAGTGCCACGATTGATAATCTCCAGCAGTTTGACTTCCGCCGCCAGTTGCGCAAGCGGGAAAGCCGATTGCGCCTTGCGCATGAATGAGCGGGCTGCAACCTGTTTCGGCGTGGCCAGCGCCACGTAATAGGCGGCCTTGGTGGCGGGCGAGGCTTTTGGCCCTGGCGCCGGCTTGCCGCGCATCGACGGGCGCACAGCGGTGTACCAGTTGCCATCTTTGCCGACATACGAGGCAAAGCGCTGCATGTAGCCGAATTCCACCAGATGGCCGTGCGGCGCCTTGCGCGGGTTCCAGCTCACGTGGTAGGTGGCATGGCCGGGGCCGCTGTTGGCTTTCGAGAATGCCTGGTAAATCGATTGGTCAAGGTTGCCGGTCCTGCGACCAATGGCTGCCACGTTGCGCTTTGCCTCGTCATAGAGCACTTGGGCTGCGGCTTGGGCAGCGGGCCTGGAGCCGGACTCGGCGGCATCCCCCATCGCATCAAGCAGTCCATGCAGCCCTGCCAGGTCAACTTTCAGGAACGTCAAGACAGCACCTTGCAGGTCAGGTCCATCCACACGCGGCCGTTCTCGTCGGGCAAGACGGCTTCGATGTTGTAGATTTTTGAGCCATGCACCACCCGCATTCCCGCATTCAGGCCCGTGCGGTAACGGATACGGATTGACGCGGTGACCACGGACAAATCCGCCCCGCCCTTCAGTGCAGTCATTCCGTTCATGTGGCGAATATCCGCCCAGGGCGAGGCGACGGTTTCCCACGTGTCCAGCGGCTGGCCAAGGTCGTCAGTGCCGGCTACGCGGGCCTGAACTTCAATCTTGTGCCTCAGCGTGCTTGAAAGACTCATGCGTACACCATATAGCGGTCCAGCAACCGGTCGAGGAACGAGTTTTGCAGAACCACCCGGTCCAGCTTGACCACGGGGTCATATTGCTCGCGCAGCTTGGCGATCAGATAGAGCTTGATCCCTTCCGGCACCGAAGCCTCGGTCGCGCCGTAGCCACAGGTGTAGTCCACTGTCACAGCGTTGATTTCGCCGCTGGCTGCCGGCCACGACTTTCCGCGGGCGGGCACCACATAGGCCGGCTCACTCACGCTGTCGAGGACATAATCTGCCGGGTCAAGGATCTGGATGGCGGCGGCCTCGTCGAGGAATCGCAATTGAGTTACGGCCGCCACCGGCGGATGCGGCAGCTCAATCGCTTCCGGAAACGCGTCGAGCGTTACGCGCCAAGCCTGGTTGATGAAGGCGCGGCCCGTGTAATGCTCCGCATGCGCCACGACACCGGCAACCCAGACCGCTACCATGCCGTCCTGATCCGCCGTGTCGATTTTCAGTGCATCCTTTGCCGCCTCCAGGCTCAGAGCCAAGGCCGCAGGCGGAGTAATCAGTCGAGCTGTCATCGTTGGTTTTCCTGTAGTGCTGCCGGGCGGCGACCACCGCTGGCGGCGGGCCGGGCCATGGATTCAGTGCGGCGCGGTGTGTACCCCTCGCCCGACGGAGCACGGGCAAATTGCGAGGTATAGGTGATGGACGGGGCCCAGCCGGTTATGACCAGCGTGCCAGCATCAGGGACGTCATACTGCGCAGCGGCCTGCACAACCGTTGGCGCGAACCCCGCTATCGCAAAAGAACCAGTATCCGGTTGAACTTGCTGGTGTCTTGTGTGCGTGACCAAGGGGGCATAGCCAGTCAGCCAGAGGTCACCAGCGCCCGCGATGACAGACTGATTCGTCATGCGCGTAACTGTCGGCGCGTGTCCCATGAGTGCCATTGCGCCCGCATCAGGGCTTACATTGACATCTGTGCCTGCGCTATCCTCCCCTTCGACATAGCCGATCCCAGAGAAAATGCGCTGCCCCGCGTAGCCTGTCTCAATGTAGCCGATACCAGGCACGATACGCTGGGCCATTACACGCTCCGCACGATGGGTTCCGCGTACACCGTCATGCTGCCCTTGGCCGACACGATCTCCACGTAAATCAGGCCGGCTTGCTGCGGCGTCATAGTCAGCTCCAGGCGTTGCTTGTTCGGGTTGCTCATGCCCGTGGCCGTCCACGTGCTGCTACTGGAAGGATGGGCCGCGGGCGATGCCACGATGCCGCGTGCGCCGGAGACGCTGCTGCCCAGCGGCGTGTCGGACGATCCCGGGTAGCGCGCCTCCAGCCAGATGTCCTCGTTGGTCAGGCCGGCCGCACTGTCACGCAGGATGTCCACGGACAGCGTGATCGCGCTGCCTACCACGTCGTTGATGTAATGCAGCGTTGGCGAGCGGAAGCGACCGACATGGAAATTGGCGCTGGATGTCGTGGCGATCTTCCACGACAGTTCGGTGCCATCGGCCCAGTCGCCGGCATCGGCAGCGCGCACCAGGGTCGTTTCGTCGCGCAACTCGCCGCTGAACTCGCGTACGCGCAGTCGGTACTTGGTGTTGCCCGAATCGCAGTTCCACATTTCAATGCGTGCACCGGCGGTCATGGCGCCGTTGTGCAGGTCGCCCGTCCAGCTGGCTGGCAGCTTGCAATCACACGCCACCACATGCGAGGTTGAGCCTGCCGTCACCAGATAGAAGCCAGAGGAGAGATTCGACAGGTCGAGGTTGCGCAGTTCGATTTCCGCCTGGCGTGCTGTGCCAGGATTGATCAGCGCGACAGGGGTGGGACTGCCGGACAGGACACTGCCACCCACCCAGCGGAAATGATCGCCGTTGGTCTGGATGCCGAGCGACGATGTGCTGCCGAACCTGACGCCCATTTCCTTCCATTCAATTTCACCCTGCACGCTGGAGCCGGCATTGACGAAGATGCCGCCGGTGCCGGCGGTCAGTTGCAGGGTGCATTTCTCCCACAATTGCTTCTCCCGCACGCCGTTGTGCATCCAGATGCCGCTGTTGCCGGTGCCGCCGTTGATAATATTCAACCCATAGACGTACAGGTTGCCGCTGAACTGCCAGCTCACGGCATTTCCGGTGATGGTCAGGGTGGCGCTGGTGGCGTCGCTGATGGGCGGATCGGCGCTGTCGTTGACGCAAATGATCTTGGTTGGCGCACTGGCCGTGCCGGCGAACGACAGGACCACAGATGTCGCCGTGCTCTCCGCATGGTTCTGCGACACATAGCAGGTATCGCCCGCCGCATCGACAGCCGCGAACCCCGCCAGATCGAGTTTGGCCAGCGGCCACGAGGATCCGTTGTCGCTGTTGTTGCCATCGGTGGAGCGGATGCGATACTCGGCCATTATTCAGCCCCAATCACTGCGGCGCGTTCCGCTGTGATATCGCCCAGCAGCGCAAGCTGCTGCAGATAGGGGCGCGCAAGCGACAAGAACACGATGCCCGATGTATTGAGCAGGTCGAGGAAATCTTCCACGTCCTCATTGATCTTGGCTCGGCGCCGGATCGCCTTGCGCTCCTCCGGCGTCATGCGAATCTTGAACTCGTAGCGTGAGATGGGGACGGAAGTGCCGACGACCGCAGCCAGCGCAGCGGCGCGGGCGGCAATGGTGCCCTCGATCTTCTTCGCGCGTGCCTCCAGCACCAATTGCGGGTCGAGGGTGCCGTCGTGCAACCATTCGTATTTGTAGACCTGACCGTCTGGTGCGACGTGCGTTTCGCTGACCCAGGCCTTCTGGTCCGCCTGCTCCGGACCGATTTGATATGAGGAAATCAGGCTCATGGCGTCACGCGGCCGTCAGGATGCCGTTGGCGTGCGGCGTGATGGTCAGGTCGTTGCCATCGGTGGTCGCCGGAACATCGGCCGGCGTCGCGTCGCCCAGGAAGTGGCCGACAACTGGATTGACTTTGCCATTCAGGGTGCCGTTGTAGTACACCCAGCCGCGGCGCCACGCCGGGATGTTGCCGCCGGATGCCGTCCAGATCGCCGGGGCGGCGGTGAACTTCACCACCCCGCCCGTCTGCGTCAGGGATACGCCAGTCAACACAAACCCGCCGGC